TTAGTGATGTGGTTTGGAGGACCGCCATTTAAATGAGCCAACTTCAAAGAAAGATATTATTTCCAACTGCTGTTTATTTTAAGGACATACCTAACGCTAAAGAACTCAATAAATATTTATTTAAAGAAATAAAGAAATGGCGTAAAGCAGATCCTGAAGGAGAGAAGAAAACAAACTCTGGTTTTGGTTGGCACAGTAAAACCGACATGGATAAGAAAAAAGAATATCAACCACTTATCGATGAATTATTTAAAATGGCATATGAGTGTAATCAAGATTTTGGTATTACAGGTAAATTAGGACTTGGTAATATGTGGGCTAATATAAATCCAACATACTCTTATAATAAAACACATACACATCCTAACTCTATGTGGTCAGGTGTATACTATATTAAAGTACCCAAGAACTCAGGCAAGTTATTTTTAGAAGATCCTAGACCAGGACCGAATACACATATGCCTAGAAGAGTAGACAATTTACCCGAACAATTATGGAGAGTATGTGCCTATGAACCTATGGAAGGACGTATGATCTTTTTTCCATCCTGGTTGCCACATGGCGTAGATATAAACATGAACACAGACAAAGGTGAAAAGAACTGGAGAATATCTGTATCTTACAATTTTATACAAATATGAGTTTTAAAAAAAATAAATATCAAGTTATTCGTGGTGCTATATCTAGAGAGGTGGCAGCCTTAGCATATACATATTTACAAATATCAGCAGAAGCAGACAACTGGATGTTACAGAACGGTGTAACTCATGCTGGCAATAAACTTGTAGGTAATTTTAACGACAGTCAGGTTCCAGGTTCTTATGCTAAATATGGCGACAGACTGATGGAAACGTTATTAGTTAAAACCATAGATGTGATGCAAAAGAAAACAGGACTTAAGTTAGTACCTACGTATTCTTACACAAGACTCTATAGAAAAGGTAATATCTTACGAAGACACAAAGATAGACCTAGCTGTGAAATATCAACTACACTAAACCTAGGTGGAGATAACTGGCCTATATTTATCGATCCTACGGGGTCTAACAACGTCATAGACGAGTATA